TGGTCAGCATCAACTCGCCGTCACCGCTCATGGAATTGATGTGTTCCTTCTCGAACCGCACCTCCACGCCGATGTCTTTCAAGTGCCGCACCGTTTCCAGCAAGTCCACCGTGTTCCTTGCGAACCGTTGGATCGACTTTGTGAGGATGATGTCGATCTCGCCGTTGTCGGCGGCTTCGATCATGCGCTTGAACTCATCACGCTTGGCTATCCCCGTACCGCTTATTCCATCGTCCGCGAACACGCCTGCGTACTGCCAGTCAGGATTCTTCTGTATCAGGGAACTGTAGTAGCTGATCTGTGCGGAGAGGGAATGGTTCATGCGTTCCGATTCCATTGAAATGCGGGCATAGGCAGCGACCTTCTTCTTTGTTTTTATGGTCGGCACTGTCTGATCGACCCTTGTAATTTTTGCCATGAAATCACTCCTTTCCGACACTATACATCACTCTTTACGCCTCAGAAGTCAACGAAATATCAGAAAATAATGTGCCGAAAACAGGCTTGTATTTCTCAAGAAAGATTGTATCAATCTGACGATACTCTACCTCCGAAATAATACCCTCAATGAGCATCTTCCTGGCAAGGTGCATGGTGGTCTGATAGAGCTTTTCGTTTCTTAATTCCTCCTTACTCATTGCAGTCACCGCCCTTGAACCTGTCGGCAATGTAGCATTCATGACTGCAATACTTCCTGCGCTTATCGCCGTAGATATGGAATTCCTTACCGCAGTGCGGACATCTAAAATCATAGACCGCCTTACGCTTTACCTGGTCGAGATGGCTGTTCCACCACTCATTACGGCACTTGTCGCAGCAGAAGCGTTTTTTCTTCCGCTTGACAATCTGCTGAATCTCGCGTCCGCAGTTCTCGCAGGCGGTCGTTTCGCCCGTGAGCGTCACGGAAGTCTCCACAGCCGTATCCGCGTTTATTTCGTTCCTGCGGCAGAATGACTTCACCGTGTTCAGAGATATGCCAAGCGTCCGGGCAATGCTGCCGTAGCCGTTCCCGGCGGCGCGCAGGTTTATGATTTGTGCTTTCTGATTGTCGGTCATAATCCTTCGGCTCCTTCCGAGGGATAGGTCTTGTTGTATCTCCCTCACTCACTACCGAAAAATTCAACCCCCATCGTTACGGCACAAAAAAAGCGGCCTGCAGGCTCTCCGAAGAGATACCCACAGGCCGTCCTGTCAAATCAAATCCCCACGCCATAAGGCTTTTGACACATCTGACACGAGAAATGCCATTACAACATAAATCCGTGAACCGAAAAACGGTAATAAGGAATATGTGTGTAATATAAAAAGAGATAGGATTTACGTGTCAGACGTGTCAAGCGTTACCCATTAACGCGGGTACAAAAGTCGAGCGAAATCCATCCCACTCCGCTTTTCAGCCGTCCCCAGCCTGCGGTCGAGCCTTTGCCGGACTTCACCTCCACGATGGTGTAGATGCCGACGGGAATGAACTGTGTCCTGTCGTAATCCGTCCCCGGTCCTTTGCGGATGTTAAGGTCGGAGATGCTGACCTTCGCAAGGAAGGGAACATCAGCCGATGCCGCCGGAGCAGTTGTTTTCGGTGTGTAGATGTTTACACCGTCCACATCGAAAACACTATATCCCGGATTGGCGTCCGCGCACTTCTTGGCGTTTTCCAGAATCTTGAACGCGCCTTTCTGCGACTTGGAGTCCGCCCAGGTCTTACGGACACGGTACCAGGCGATAGCCGTCTCGCTTTCCTTCACATCGTACTGCGTGAGGTTCCACCGCTCGATGATGGAGCAGAGGTTCTCCGCATAGGTAAGGCTCGTGGCATAGCCGCCGTCCTTGATGATCTGCACGGCTTTCTTGTAGTCCGTGCAGCCCTTCAGTCCCTCATAGCGTAGCTTGCTGCCGTTCTTCGCGCCGAGCAGATAAGCGGAATGGTCGGCGATGGAATCCTCCACGCACGGATACCTTCGGAAGTCCGCCGTGATCGTCTCGTAGCTGCCGTCCGTATGCTGCTCCTTCGTCTGCTTGGTGTACTTGCTCTTTCCGTCCCAGGTCGAACCGCTCCAGGTGTTGCCGGAGAGGGAGCATTTCATGCCGAACAAGTTATTTGCGTTCTGCGCCAGTTCGGATTTGCCGTAGCCGGATTCGAGGATGAACTGCGCCATCGAAACCGATGCGAGGATGCCCGTTTTCTTCTGATCGGCGGTAAACAATGTCCCCACACTCTTTACAACATCAGCCTCGGAAAGCCCGGAAAAGGCAGAAGCCTGTGTTCCCTGTGTAGTTGTGGGACCATCAGAACCATCGGTACCACTACCGAGAGCCGCCGTGACCTTCTCGGCAAGATCGCCCATCCTGGCAAACATCCAGTTGCCGGGACAGCTTTTGTTTGCGAACCACCGATGGACGGTCAGGATCATCTCGCCGGATTTCGGCTCATAGTTAAGCGTCTTGTCCTTATCGTCGAACCACAGCAGCTTGTTCTTGCCATTACGCTGGCAGATGTCCTCGCACAGCTTGATAAGCGTCTGATAAACGATGTCGCGGAACGCATACGGCTCCGTGGTGTCGGACGCGCACTCGATGGTGATCGCTCTTTGGTCATTCGCGCTTGAGGAAGAACACCAGGAGCGGTTCTTCTCCTCAACATACATCCCGATGCGGCCGTCCTTATCAATACCGTAATTGCTGGACGCTTTCGTGGAGGTTTTTTCAAACCACTCGCCAAGTCCCTCCGCCGTACACTGACCCACGACACAGTGGGGAGTGATGCGGTCAATGGAATGCGTCCGCTGCCCGGAATGATTCGGGCTGAGTCTTGTATAAGCCACCATAGGGCTGTTCGTGTAAGCCATTACTCGTCACCGTCCTTTCCATCGGTTTCGCGGTCGTGGAGCTGCTCCAGCACCGCCTTCAGCTTTTCGGGGATGGGCAGACCCAGGTGCGCGGCGTTCTCCGTAAGGCTCACGCCCTCATTGGAGATGTAAAAGAAAATGACCGCCGTGCGCAGGACGCTGCCCGTGCCGATGACCTGCACATCGAGGATGTTGGCGATCCCCACGAGCAGGAAAATAAGCACCTTGCGGCAGATGCCCTTGAAGCCCACCTCGCTTGAGAGCTTCTTGTCTGCAACGGCGCACATGATGCCCGTGATGTAGTCGATCGCCACGAAAGCCACGAGAGCGATGAGCAGACCGTCACAGCCGCCGAGGAAGTAACCGAGCCATCCTCCGATTGCCGCGAAGATCACCTGAATCGTGTTCCAGAACTCTTTCATAAGATTTGTCCTCCTTTGCGTTTTTGGTATGAAAAAAGCGACTGCCCGTAAGCAATCGCCGTTTTCCGAAAGATAGTGTGTCGTATTGTGTTATATTGTCATACCTGTTTCGGCAGCCACTCCCACAGCCGCAAATCCTCCTGACCAAGGGACCACATACACATCCCCCGGAGCTTCCACCGATAAGCCGCCTCGTTCGCCCAATAGACGAGGGAGTCCACGTCCTGGTAATAGAGGATGGAGAATCCGTCCGCATCGCCGAGGAACAGCCGCGATATCCAGATGTTGATGTCCACGGGTATGACCGATGCCTGGTAGTCGTTGCCGCAGGAAAGCGAGAGCATATCGTCCGAATGGAAGAAGTCGTAGTCCATCGAAATGTCCTCGCTCCTCGTGGATGATTCCTCCACGTCAGCCGTCAGCGTGAACACCTGGAACTCGCTGTCCCATGTGCAGTTGCTCCTGCTGATACGCCCGTAGGATTTCTGCGTCCCGTCCGGCATGACCACATCGAACCGCTCATACGGCTCGTATGTCCAGGCGTCCCCCAGGCGCATCAGTTCGCAGACCGTCCGGTTGTCGGAGCGGTACCCCGCGTAGCCGCCGGAGAAGCCGCTGACCGTTGCCGTGAACCGCAGCGTATAGGAAGAGCCGGAATAGACGCGCACCCTGTTCCCACGGATACGCATTTCTACCGTGTACATATTCGGATCGTCACGAAGGTCGGCGTTCGGCGTCCGCAGTATCTCTTGGTTGTAGCTGCCGAGGAGCGTGGAGCCGTTGTATAGTTCCACCGCCTGACTGTCGTAATTGAGACAGCAGAACAGGTTACCGCAGAACACGCCCGCCCGTCCGCTGCCGTTTGCCGGGAACGCCAGCCTTGCACGGAGGTGGATGTCCGAGAAGCCGTCATACTGCCACGCAAGCTGACCCTTGCCGTCAAGCTGGGAGTATACGCGCTCCGTGGAGTATTCCTCCGACCGCCACACCTCGAAGGAGCCGGACAGGATTTTCCAGTAGTTCGTCTCCAGTACGCCGTAGTCCCGGAAGTCCTCGTACCACACGAGAGCCGAGTCGGGCTTTCTGCGGAGCATTTCAAGCGTGAGACGGAAACCACGGTCGGGACCGACCATGTTGCCTTCCACATCCTTGAACTGTCTCGGTGAGAAGGAATAGGTCGCTTCTCCCGCTGACGGCGCTTCTGAAAAAGACGAACAGACGCGGAAACCGTAAAACTGAACGCCCTTCACATCGACAGAAATCTTCAGCGTATGCGTTCCTGCCGAAAGACTGACGCCGCTTGCAAGCGAAGTCCAGAAGGTGCTTCTCCAGTACGGCCACCACAGGCGGTTTTCCGAATAGTACGTGGTCGCTCCGTCCAGCGACACATAGATGCCGTTCTTGTCCCAGAAGGGATAACAGAGCCGCACCGCTACATCATAAGTCCCCGCCGTGCTTATGTTAAAACTGTATGTGACCGAGCCTTCATCTCCGAGCGTAGCAATGCCGTTCTCAATGGACACAATGCCGGATGCGCCGGTGTAGTTGCCGCCGTCATGGTCGATGATGATATTTTCAAACTCGGTTTTCTGCTGCTTGCCGTATGCGGTCAGATAATGCCTGCCGTTATATGTCCCGCTCATCTGCGGATAGGAATAGCTGTCCGCGTCCCGTCCTTCCATGTAGTCGTACACATGAGGGAGCGCCCACGGCACTTTGTTGTTATCGTCCCAATATCCCACGAACGGGATGAACGGCTGCGGCGGCTCGTCATCCGTGAAGTTATACACGCCTTTCAGCCAGTTCTGCGCGGCGTAGTAGGTCTGCGAGGTGCCGCGATAAGTCTTGCCAATGTTGGATGGCAGGTCATATATTTGCCAGTTCCAGCCGTAGGCGGGCATTCCGAGGAACACCTTCTCGGTATCCATGACCTCGGACGCATAGTCGTAGATGCCCTCAAGCCAGGAACGCGGGGAAACCGGTCCCGGCGCGGAGCCTGCCCACGCCATGCCGTAGCTCATGATGGACGCGGTATCGCAGTAACGGTTAAGGTCTGCGTACACGCACCAGTTCTCGCCGCCGACCGAGCCGTTGACGCTCGTCATACCCGGCAGGCAGATGTTCATCATCTTGGAGGGATCGTAGGCTTTGACCGTGTTGTAGATATTACGGAACATCGCTGTGGATTCCTCGTGCGTGGAATACCCATCGCCTTTTTCAAGATCGATGTCGATGCCGTCACACCACGGATATTTCTGCATAATGCGGACGATCTCCGAGAGAAACATATCCTGCGCGCCGTTCGTATTGTCCCGCAAGGCGCGGAAGATGCTGTTCGTTCCGTCATTCGCCACGGTGAGGAGCCAGTTGATGTGCGGATAGCGGTTGATGTAGGTGAGCATACTGCTGATCGACACGCCGCTCTCGTAAATCTCCCCGGTAGCCCTGACCTTGAAGGAGAAAAGACCGATCTGGCTGATGCGGTCACCGTAGTCGCGCAGAGCGTTATACATCCTGGTGTTGCCCATGAAAGTCCACACCATGATTTTCTTTCCCTTTAATGTGTCCATCAGAGCAGACCACCTCCATCGTCCATTTCCTGCATCGAATATAAAAGCTGCGCGGATTTCCCCTGCGGCAACGACACGATGTGCTTGGAATCCCACGCCGCGCTGTACTGATAAAATCCGTCCTTCGTTTCCTTCACGCCGTTCCTCGTGCATTGCCGGGTAGATGCCAGAAGAGCCACATCGTCCCCGGCGTACATGGCGTTCGGGAAGGTCGCTTTCTGACCGCCCACGCCCTGGGCAAGCGTGACCGAGCCGACTTCCATGTACTGTTTCGGATGGAGGTGGATGTCAAGCCCCGCCGATGTGCCGCCGAGGTTCAAGAGAATTACCGTCTCTTTCGAGCGGACGATGCCGTTGAACCACACGGGAGCGTTCTCCGATTCCTTCAGACAAACTTCCGTGTGCGGAGCGTATCCCGTCAGCGCGGAGCCTTCCTGCAGTTGCAGGTCGGTGAACCATATCCTGCCGGAGCAGTCGGTGATGGTAGGAACCACCGTGACGCTCACGACCCGCTTGTCCTGCTTCTTGTTCACGACCTCCGCAAGACGAATGAATCTGACGTTACCCATCAAGCGTCCACTTTATCTCGCAGGGATGTCCTACCCATCCCGTAGCGACAGCTCCCGCCTGGAGGAGTATGTCCGTCACATACAGTTTTCCCGTGCAGTTTGTGATGCAGATTCGGACGGTGATGGACTTGACTCTTGCACCGTAATTCTCCGGCGCGACCTTCGCCTGTGTTTTTGAGAAAAATACCATAGCCCTCCTCCGTCAGTACAAGTCGATGAACCGGCTCTCTGTCGAGCCGTCCTCGTATTCGATGATGACCTCGATACCGACCTGCGAGGAATCCGAGAGCTTCTCCAAATCCTCCGAGCCGATCTGCGCCGAGATTGTATAGCTGTCGCGGTTGGCGGGGTACACTGTCTGCGACAGGCTTTTCGTCCTGCCCGATACGCCCTCAGCCATGAAGGAAGCCGTGCCGGACGCGCCGTTTTCGCCGTCAGCCACAAAGCCGGAACTCGTCCAATAGGCAAGCCCGTCGTCAGCGCGGGAGTTTCGCAGAAGGTTGAACGGCACCATTTCACGGATATCGTCATTGGATACCATGCTCGTGCCTTCCAGCGTGTCGGCGGCGTTGTCCCATTGGCTTGCGGAACTGCCGAGGTTCTTCAGCGTGGTGGAAAGCTCCAGCACCGTGTTCCACGGCTCCTGCAGGTTGTATTCCCGGCGCACGATGCGAGTCGTGACCGAGATGCCCAGCTCCTTGTCCTCCACGCGCACATAGTCCCCAAGTTCCCACGCCTCATGCTCGTAGCCCGTAAGGACGGACAAGTCCATAGCGTTCAACACATAGGAAATGGTGGGCTTGGCGTACTGCGCCAGCCGCATCTCCGTGTACTCCTTCATCTGGTACGGATTCGTAAAAGACGAGCAGTCCAGCGTGGAGATGCGTATCTCGTTTGTATAGGTAAAGTCCTCCACATAGGGCTTGCCGCCGTTGATGTCGGCGAAGGTCAGCCCGTCCGCGCCCACGGCATAGAGCCTGGTCACAAGGCTGCGGGTATCGACCACCCTCTGGATGGACTTCATGTTCTTTCTGTAGGCAAAGAGCGCACCGCTGTCCTTGCCGTTGACTGTCAGCAGATGCACCAGCCTGTTCGGGCAGTCGAAAACAAGATCGCCGCCGTGCAGGTCTGCCACGTTTCGGAGGATGGAGAGAGCGTTCTTTTCGCTGCTTGTCCATGTCCTCTTGGTGCGAACATTGACCGTGCCGACAGACCACTCCGTTCCGGCAAGAGCATAAGCCATCGCCGTTTCCGCGTACTCCGCTTCAAAGGTGCGTTCCTCTTTTCGGACGGAGAAGGTAAGGTCGTAGAACTCCGCCTCGGCGTACACCTCCGTGACGGAATTGCCCTCGGTATCCTTGCTATCCGTGACAGTGCGCACCTTGTAGATATCGTCCACGATCTGTATCTTTTTCTCGCTGTCGATATGGACGCGCTTGCTGTCGCGGTACGGAATCTTGAAGGAAAGCGTGTCCTCGCCGTTGATCTCGCCCGTGACGATGATGTCGTAGGCGTTCTCAAGCACAGCCTCCCACGCGCCGTTGGAATCAAGCACCACGGGACGGGAATAGCCGATCTTCTCATACGGCGATTTCGGTATGTCGTATAGCCGGATGTCTATCAGTTTCGGAGTCTTGCTCGTATCGCTTGTAGTAAGCGTCACCCGGAAACGGATGTATTCCTTGTTGGGAGACGCCAGCTTTCCGTCAGCGGGAACGGCCACCCAATCGCTCCAGGTGATGA